ACGGCAGATCTACAGCCTAACTTACTCTAAGAACACACTGACAATGACTAAAATAATCGAGCGGCGCGGGGATCAAGTCTATGTTGAATACGAAGACTGGGACGGCAATACAGTCCACGAATGGCAGCATGACCCTGTTAGTATGTGCGCCTGCGGTAAAAAAAGAATAGGACAATGTCGCGAGAGCAAAGTAACTACATTTACAGAAACCTATGAATGTGGATACGTTTATAGGTATTCAAACGTAAACAGTCTACCAGACAAACTTATTTCTAAGAATGGGAAACGTGTATAATGAATAACATAATGCTACCAACTGACGACGAATTTGTAGAATATATTGCTAAATCTATTGCAAGAAACAGAATTCAATCTGAAGCATCATCGGCTATGGAAGAGATTATTGGCTTGAAACTGGAAGAAAATGAAGTACTGGAACGAACCTTCGATCGTGTGTTTGAGCAACTGTGGGCATTATCGGGCGAATACGATAATAGACAAAAGGATTTGTATCGAGGCGACGCCCGCGCAGCAATCGCGACAATAAACCTAAAGTTGCTCACCGAACAATAAAATATCATAAATACACCACTAAGGTGTATAAATGACAAACTCCCTCTTTTTTAAAATAAAAGATACTGTAGACGTAGATAATCACAGAATTATCGAATTATTCTTCAAGGACTGGGTAGACAGTCATTGCCAAAATCAAGTTAGGTACAAAGTTGCAAACAATCATCTAAATCATAATAAGATTGTCAGGGTAGACTTCGATAAACAAGAGGATGCAACAGCCTTAAAATTACGCGGAATACCTGGCGAGTTTCAGTGGTACATGGAACTAATAAACTAACTTGCTTGCTTACATTTGGCCCCATGCCATCTAGTGTAATTCAATAAAGAAATTTCCTTAGAACAAAATTCGCAACTTACTTTTTCTTTTTTTACACCTTTTTGCCATTCTGACATTTTTATTTTTGTTTGTTCGGAATGTGTTCCCCACGATTTCCCTGTCTTAGACTTTGATAGACTTTCTTTGTGCTCAGCTGATTTAGGCTTCCTCATGTTGTTTCTGTGCTCATCCGAAAAGGGCCCACGTGGAATACCCTTAGTCGAGTTAGATATCTTTTTTTTCTGTTCATCTGACATTATTTTCCCTAAATTCGGACCTGGTCTCTCTTTATTTGCCTGAACCATTCTTTGTTTTAACATTTGATAAACACGCGCACCGGGTATATATTCGTTATCTTTGTGACACATTCTATAGGCAGCATACCACATACTACGCCGTTCTTTCCCCTCAGTCATTTTTACTAAAAGAAGATGGCAAATAAAATGTTCTTTAGCTGATAAATAAACAAGATTACTTTTATTGTTTAAGCCACCGAGAGATTTTGGAACAATGTGATGCCGTTCTACATAGCATCCAGGGGCTCTGGTTATAGACCTTGCTTTGTTTATTATGTTATAATACCACAAAGTATATTTATTTTCTAAAAACATAAAATCTCCTTACACTATTTATCACGGAGTTATCGTTGGACACACTCTTAATCAATGCCGATGGGCAACCACTTACGCATATACCACTGTCGGTAGTATCGTGGCAAGTTGCCATGCGACTAATTTTTACTGATAAGGTAAAGATCCTCAAAACCTATGATAATTGGGTGGTAAGATCTCAGCACACCGAGTGGCAAGTTCCTAGCATCATTATGATGTCTGAACAAGTTAAGTGGCACAAAGGACTAAAGTACAGCAGAGCTAACGTCTATCTGCGTGACGATTTTACTTGCCAGCTTCAATCAACTCGCAAGTGTAAAGAGGCCGGAGGCAAAGCATTATTCAGCGACTTGACTCTAGACCACGTTGTCCCACGCGCCCTGGGCGGAAAAACCAACTGGTTAAATGTATGCACAAGCTGCAAGACCTGCAACAGTGGGAAGGGGGCCGACCATACAATTGTGCCAAAAAAGGCACCACACAAGCCTACATATTACGAAATTCTGAACAAGCGAAAGACACTGCCTCTTCAAATTCGAGATCCAGAGTGGGCTTATTATATAGACTGGCCGACACATTTAGTTAAGATTTTGCCGCAACCCAACGAAGACGGTCAGCAAGTCAGAGACTAACGTCTGCATAATCACAAGAAAGGGCCTTAGGCCCTTTCTTCATTATAACTATACTTATCAATTAAATATATTAAATTTCGTCCAGAATATTATCAATAAACTGCACATTTCCCGTTAATAGTGGTAAATAAATGCGTACAGAATCACTCTTACACAACCATTTTTAACGGAGAATAATATGGCTAAACAAGCAACAAAGAAAGCAGCACCAGTAGCACCAGTAGTAGCAGAACAAGTATCTGCTGTAGAAGAAACCACAACCACTTTAGAGCCAGTGCAGCTCACAATCGCTGACTTGCAACTCTTATCCCGGATTGTGGACCTTGCATCGCGTCGCGGCGCATTCCAGGCAGGCGAATTATCCCAGGTTGGAGAAGCATTTAATAAGCTATCGGGCTTCCTTACATATGTCGAAAGTGTGCAAAAGGCAGAAGAAGACGCCAAAGCAGAAACAGCGACCGCTGAGTAATCAATGGGACATCTTGTCCCTATTAGGAGAATATATGGCTATCGAAGGACTTAAAAAACACGCCGGGCAACTTGGTAATACAGGTGTTAGAGTTGCTGTAGTTTTTAGAAAATTACCAAATGACAATAAGAACTGTCTTATTGTGGAAACTGAGCGCTTACCGGACAGTTACCACGACTACATCATCCAATGCTTAAATAGCAAAGAAGCAAAGGAAACCAATGATTTTTACGAAGTGCTAAATCGTAGGACATTTCCCGACGGACTTAATTGCCTTACAGCATTGCACCAAAAAGGGTTTTTAAGAAAAGAGCCAGTTACTAATGTAACTATGCTCCCTCTTCCGGGCCAAGCGGTGCCACTTGCGCTCATTAATGCGACAATTGATAAAACAATTGACCAGTACATGAATGCACAGAAAGAAGCTTTATTGCCGCCAGTTCCCGAAGATACTCGTACCCCTGCCGAGAAAAAGGCTGCTGCGGAACTATTGGCTGCAGAGATGCAAGATCCAAAAGCTCCTGCTAAGGCTTTGATTGCTCAGGCCGAGCTGCTCGAGAAAGACGCTGCGGCAAAAAGGGAAGAGGCATATGCATTAGACCCGGATCTGAAACCGGGACGAGGCAGGCCACCGACACCCGAAGAGGAAAAAGACCAAAAAAACGAAGAACGCAAAACTAAGAGACGCGAAAGAGATCGTCTTCGTGCTGCCGAATCAAAAGTCGAACAAGCTGAAGCAATCATTGACGCAAAAGTCTCTGCAAAGTTAAAGCGTGATGCTCTAAGAGCAAAGACTGCCTAATGCCCAAAAGCTGGTATTAAATGTTTGTATAAATTCATATAAATAGTTTAAGGAGTTTGGAGAATGGGTAATATGGCAAGAAAAACGACAACCAGTTTCAACATAGATAAGGCTATTGGCAGAATTTCTAAACCATCTGTTTTTGACAGAATTGTCAAAGAGATAGATGCAAAGGAAATACCGGCAAAATACATTGAACAAATACTGGTTCAATATTACGACGGAAACGTAGTCGAGCTAAGTGGTAGCGAACTTACGCACCCGATGCCCGTAAACAGGAATGCATCTTGGGCTGCGATGGAAGATTCATTTAAAAAAATGAGAGATGTAAAAATATTTATTTCTACAGACAAACTAGAAGTTGATATTAATATATTGGTAGAACAAATTCTTGGTAGATTTTGTTAAGAATTAAATCTCTTCTCTAACCATTTAAAATCATTGATAAGCCCGAGATTCTCGGGCTTATCAGCATTTAGCTTCCCAAACATTGCGCCCTCATTTGCACCTATAATAGTAAAGTCACCAAATATTTGATCGGAGCCTATGGTGCACCACGCATTTAGTCTTTCTTCGGTTTCAATATTATCCTGGTTGTGTATTATTTTGGAGGATAACTTACAACATTCTCTAAACCCGCTGCGCCAGGCAGAAAACGGGTCTGTATTAAATCTAGTAATATTGCTCACAGTTGGTATAACTTTTAAACTACTCGATACTGTTGTAGTGAAATCAACCGGTGAGCCTGTATATGCTTTTAGTAATGCAGTAGGAAACAATTTTATACCCCCGTACCCGTATTCAAGCCCATTTACCGGATTTCTTGAGTACCAGATATGCACCGACTCCATATCAACCGACTGGGCTATATACCCAAAGTTAAAGTCATCTGCGACTTCGGCGTCAGCGTCTATGATAAAAAACATATCGGTTGTTGATATCTTGGCCGCTGCTTTATGCGCTTCGTAAATACCCTTTACGCCATGCACTCGTTTTATTCTTGGGAATCGAGACTTAAGATTTTCGAAGTTGATGTCTGCATGTGGCTCGTCGTAACTCAAAAGAATAATATCATTAAACAAGTATGTATATCCATTATTGGCGCGATCTTTAAGCTTACACAGTCCTTGCTCAAACATATCATCGGAATATAGTGCAGGATTTTTAGAAACGTATTCCCGTGAATACATCCTGAGAACAGACTCATTGTTCCAGACGTGAATAAATTCTTTTTCCCAATCTGTTGGTGTAAATCTAAAAACAAAGTTGTTAAAATCGATATTTTTGTCAGTTTTTATAATAAAAAAGAAATCATCAATGCAACCTTTTGCAAGATCTGCCATCGTAGATGCATCTACAAAAAAAGATTCGGTCTGAAAAATTTTCGAACCGGGAATTTTTTTATGTGTAATCTCTGCAACATGTTTATTATGTTTGCATGATAGAATATAAACAGTTTTCCTCATTGTGCCTATTAAGTATGCAGTTATTTATGCCATCAATTGACACATTTACTATTATACGCTAAAATAATAAATCTATCAAGGACTGCAATATGAAACAATTAATCGGTGCAATGCTCGTGGGAGTTGTTACATCTGTAGGAGCACTTCCTGCATCCTGGAAATTATCCGAAGTCAGGAGCTACAATAATGTACCTGCAGGATATATCTACTACACTGAGTCTATTGGTACACAGAAAACCCCCGATGCTAAAGTAGTGACCGGATTGCGACTTGTATGCTCCATGGATCCGGTTCAGAGTCCTATTATTTCTGTATTCTGGAATACCCTTACTGGCAGTGCGCCGGTCGGTGCCATGGTAAGTATAGATAGAAAACCAATCTCTTTTGGATCGCCAATATTATGGGACAGGGCCGGTCCTCTTCTTATTAGGTCGAGTCGAGTCTCGACCGAACTATTACAAGCAATGAAGACTGGAAAATATTTCAAAATCACCTGGCAAACCAGCGGCACAATTAGGGAAACAATCTTCGATTTATCACAGTTTCAACAAGGTCTCTCTGAATTTAACCGAGTATGTAAATCGAAGTTATGAAAGAGTATGTTCTTATTGAATTCTGCACCGATATGAGTAATCATATAGCAGTAATCAATTACCTCAACTCACTTGACAAATCAGATTTCCATCCTACTCGCCATGAGAGCGAATATGACATAGAGTGGAAGAAATGGATAGTAATTTCGGGTAGAATTTCTACCGAGGCTGCAACACTTATTAAACTACAGAATCCTCTTATTGCTGAGTGTATGAGAATATCATATATCTCTGATGAATTAAAAGATAAATATAGAAAATAATTCACAGAGAATACATGATCACCATAGCAAACATACACGCATTACCGACAAGTCCATTCGAAGGGAGTGGTATTCTCGGAATTGTAATTACAAGTGGGATACCCAGCTATTTCAGAGTTATTGGTTCAAATCTTGATCTAATTAAGTCGATAAACTGGTACCCGGAGCATCCGTCGACGGTGCAATTTAAGATGAGGCAACTCATTCTCGTTGACAACACCGAGGGAACATTTATGGTAAGAGTAACTGATAATTTCTTGAGTACCACAGATCGAGGTGGCAGGATAAGTTTCAGGTTAGATGATGGGGCAACCATAAACATGCCTGTTACTACTTACGGCCCTGTGTCAACCGGTGCGCTATGGCAGTCACCAGAGCAGGGCCTTATTACAGGATAACCTATGTAGTGGAACAGATTAGTATTATTCTTAAAAATATACTACTCACCAATAAGTGTCCAGACTCTACTAAGTATCTCCTGCTGCATGACGAATATCACATTATAGATTCGCTGTTTATAAAACTGTTCAAACATTGACATCTCTGCAATAAGAATCTATAATACTTAAATGAGGACAATAATACTGACCATTCTGTTAGCAACTACGCTTAGTGGTCAGGCAGAAGCTGCTAAAAAACAAGTACATAAGAAATCAGTGCCTGCGTTTAGCTCAAAAAGTTTTATAGTTGCCGATGGCAACGGGAATATTATTAGGGAAAAAGCCGGCGAGATGGTTCTGTCAATTGCCTCGATAACCAAACTAATGGTTGCAATACTGGCTTCAGAACAAGACTTAACAGAAGAATTAAGTATTCCCGCTATTAGGGAAGTACAGACTAAAATTCCTAAAGATATGACTATCTTGGGACGTAAAGAACTATTAACTCTTGCGTTAGTCAAGTCTGACAACCTGGCCGCACAAGTTTTGTGCGAGAATATACCAGATTGTATAAATGAAATGAATAATCGTGCCGTAGAGATAGGAATGCACAATACTGT